TAATATTACTTTTATATTTATAGCTTAACATTAAATATAAAGGGAGGGACGATGGGAGTGGCTTCATACCGATGTATTCGTACCGTAATCCGCTTCAATACTTTTAACTTTTTCATCATAAAATCTTTGTCAACCACAAAAACACATATCCCTAGTCCCAACACATAAATAGCGTGTCACTAAATAGTACTTGTTAGTGATACGCCCAGCATAGACTCTTGTAGGTATGATAAATGTGTCCTCTTTGCTTGCAACGAGGCTTCCACATTTTAGGAATACCGCATAATATCAAAATAATCCAAAGTCCCAATATAACATATTGGTCAAAACGGACTTAAAGATAATCCCATTATACCATATACAATGAGTTACCCAATGCCAAACCCGCAACAACGTGAGGTCCTTGCCTCTACTTTTCGCACCCTCGTAAAAGCCAACCCCGACCAGTGGACGAACAGCCCGTCGTTTGAGAAACTATGCCGAATGTACCGATGCTATGATTTAATCAAAGACAGACGTCACCAATTCATCACTGTTGCCTTGCCTCAAACGTATGACCTGAAAAAGTTGGTTAGCCAGATAGAGAACGAGCTAAGATACGATTGGATAATCGGAGCATACGTTCGCGTGGAAAACTTTAGCGATACCGGAGAAAATTTACATCTGCATATATTAAAAGATGGACAATATACAAAAACTAAAATCATCAGAGATCTCTCGCGGAAATTCAAGGTGGAAAAGAATTTCATCAATGTTAAGAGCTCTAATAAAGAAGTTGATTATGAGAATAGGTATAACTATATTCTCGGAAATAAAAAAGATGCCGGAAAATTAGAAAACGTCCAAAAAGACAAGGAATGGCGTGAAAATAACGATATAAATGAAATTTATAATCTATAGATAACGTATAATGCCAAGACGTAAAAAGTTGACCGGTCGTGTACGACGAACAACCCACCTCAGCAGTAATGCTAAAAAAGAAGTACGAGCAATTGCCCGTAAGGTAGCAAGATCTATGCCAGAAGTTAAAAACACTGTATTCACTGAAGAAAACATTCAATTATACCACAATAAAGTGCTTTATTTAGGAAAATGGCTTGCTTGCCAGCAAGGTACTGCAGATCCAAATGACGCTAGCTCTAGATTGATGAGAGTCGGTGACGAACTCCTCCTTAGGAACATCAATGTGCGATTCTGGTTGTCTAATAAAAGTGACAGACCAAATGTAATGTACAAAGCATACCTTTTTTGGTACGATACCGGAGCAACTCTATCGGATACCTTTAATTATTTTACAAATACTAATAAAATGATAGATAGAGTCAACAATGAGAATATAAGTGTTATAGATCAAAAGACTATCTTTTCACAGAATAACTATGCAGTAGATGCGAACAATCATGAACGCTCTCAACTCTGCACACTCAAAGCCTCGTGGAAAGGTAAGAAAATCATATATGATGAAGGAGGACAAGCACCTAAGAAACGCGATCTTGGCGTGATGATTGTCTGCTACGACGCTTATGGTACACTCCAGACTGATAATATTGCATCATTAGCTTATAATGGTACAGTAGCTTATCAAGATCCATAATCATCT